TGCCATTGCTTGGTGGGACCATGGCTGGCTTCATCATCCTGCATAGTAATCCTGTGGAGCCTATGCATGCTGCAACACGCAAGTATGTAGATGACATAGCAGCGGCAGTCGGCACTGGTAAGTTCCTACCACTTACAGGCGGCACTCTCACTGGTGCATTGTTCCTACCTGCTGATCCATCACAAGCATTGCAGGCTGCAACTAAGCAGTATGTAGACAACACGGTAGCCATCTCGCTTGTGCCTAGCAGCACACTGCCAATCATGGATGGTGTTGCAGCGGTAGGCGCACTGACGACATATGCACGTGGTGATCATGTGCATCCTACAGACACCAGTAGGTATGCAGCAAGCAATCCTGCTGGCTACATCACTGCGTCACAGGCTATAGCTGGACTGCCTATTGCTAGCACCACAGTGTTCGGTGTTGTGAAGGTAGATGGCACAACCATCACTGCTAGTGGTGGTGTCATCTCATCGACTGGCGGTGCTGGTGTCTATCTGCCATTGACAGGAGGCACACTCACAGGCACGCTGACGATACCACAGGGCACACAGACCACACCACAACTGCTGTTTGCTGGTGCTCCAACGAACACTGGTATATTCTATCTAGCAGGCATTGCCTTCACTGTAGCAGGCGGAGCTAAGTTCCAAATCGCATCGACAGCTAATGTATCATACGTGTTGCTTCGTACTGCTGATGGATCAGTATCTGCTCCTGGCTACTCATTCGTGCAGGAGACAGGTAGCGGACTGTTCCGTAAGACTACTGGCGTCGTGTCTATGGCGATGCTCGGTGTCGAGGCGATGAACTGGACAGCGACAGGCAACACTACGAATGCGCTTGGTCCACTCATGTTGGCTGCTGACCCAACTGTTGCACTGCAAGCTGTTACGAAACAGTATGTGGATGCCAGAGTTGGTGGTCTAGTTGATGCACCAAGTGATGGGAAGGCATACTCACGTAGGAATGCTGTATGGACATCTAATCCATTCTATGATGCCAAGGGCAATGTCGGCATCAGTGTGCTGCCGCCGACAGGACAAGCTGTATCGGACCCAGTGAACGGTGGCTGGTCTTTTATGTGGGGGGTGACGGCCAACAACTGGGCGACCAACGGCTACTATGATGGCGCGGCGTGGCGCTATCTGGCTGCCGGCACGTTCTGGCAGCAACAGATGAACGGCACACAAGTGTTCTGGCAGTATGCACCGACCGGCGTGAAAGATGCGGTGGCGACACCAGTAACCAAGATGACGCTGGATGGCCCGACTGGTGATCTGTGGACCGCAGGCCGCCTCAATGTGACGGGTGACGCCGTTATCAATAACTCTGTGCTGCGGATCAATGGCGGCTGGGCGCAGGTTCAACTCTACACCGCAAACGCGCCGATCGATAATAGGCAGACATCGATTTACACTGACAACGCCAGCGGTGCGTTCGCGATGCAGTTCGTGAATGACGCGGACAACGCTGCCTCTCCGTTCTTTCGGGTGTATCGTAGTGGCTACACGATAACCTCTATGGAACTGAACGCACCAGGGGGTATCTGGCTGAACGGCAACGTGCAGGCAAATGGCAGCTACCTTTCAGCCACTGGCATCATCAACATAAGCACGGGCATCGGTGGCGGCTTTCAACTCTTCACCCACACCGACTACAACCGCTACATCAGGTTTCGGAATGACGGCTGGGACCTCTTATGGAATAACACCAACGGATTTTTGCAGTTCTGGGGTGGACCCAATGGTTTGCTGTGGCAGTGCTCAAGTGCTGGTGATACATGGCAGGCAGCAAACACCAGCGTCGCTGCTGGCATCGTGTATCGCAACTACAACACGGGAAGCACTGTCGGCTGGAACTGGAACGGCAGCTATATCTACCTCTACGTGGACAACACGTTTATCGGCGGCATGGCGTCGCATGACTGGGTGAACGCGGCCTTCAAGCCCATCGGGGCCTACACGCCAAACCAGAACGTGGACAGCGGACAAAGCCCATACTTCTGGCGCGCGTATGCTGACAACATTATGGTCTACACTGGCCCGATATACTGGCACAACGATTATAGTTGTTATATGGGTCGCAATTCCGCTGATGGTAACTACAACTTCGTGCATGGCGGGACGCTGATTGGTTCTATTTGCGCCGATGGGTGGTATCGTTCCGCGCAGGGAGTTATGGGCGGGCCGCTGTTCTCATGGGGTAATGTCTACTGGGGCAACAACTGGACCCAGCTACTCGGCAACGGTGGGCTGGGGCAGGTTTTGCAATGGGCATCTGGATATTATCTGGAATACCAGAACAGCACTGGCATGATGCAGTATGTCATCGCCAACGTGGCGCGGTTCATAAACCGCAATGACGGCCCTGCTTACAATCAGCAATCGTGGATCGGTGGCATAGGACCGCATGTCGATATCTCAGACGAGCGTGGTAAGATCGACATCCAATCAGATGACACTGGCTTGGCTGCTATTCTTCGATTGCAACCGATCCGCTTCCGTCGTCCACAGAACCCAAAGGTCAAGCTACTGCACGTCGATGCCCACCGAGAGGAACTTGGATTCTCAGCAGATGCAGTTCAGCATGTGATCCCGCAGGCGGTGCTACGTGCTGGCATAACGCTACCTGATGGCTCTGGTAGCTATGATAGCGATGAACCATCGCTTGGCCTGATGACGACACCCATAGTTGCTGCACTAGTCAATGCAGTCAAAGAACTTACTGCACGTATCACACAGTTGGAGGGAAGGGCATGACTGCAACAGTCATCAGCAACATGGCTACATTTGGTGCAATGACTAACAATGCAGTGAGTCGGATTATCTCACTGAATACTACGATGATGCGATTGAAGGATGCAGTAGCTACAGCGTCGAGTGGCTACAGTGGCACACCTGGGACTGAGTTTGAAGCACCAGTTGGTGGTATTAGTAATCCAACAACAAGCAACAACTTCGGTGTGCAGCCTGATCCAGAGAATATAGGTGCTAGAGGAACAGACTATTCCTATGCAATCAACCAACTAGCAGTACAGTGGGAAGCATTCTGGGCAGCAGCAGAGCCTTATGTTGAACAACTAGACAACGGAACGGGAACACCATAGACATGAACGCGGATGACATGATTGAAGTGACGCTCTCGGCACAGCAGTGGAACATGATCATGGCCATGCTTGCCAAGCAGCCATATGAGACGAGTGCCCAATACATCATGGCCATTCAGCAGCAGTGTGTGAATCATGAGATGAGTGGTATGAAGGGAGCGCCACAGGGTGTACCTAACTAAGACCAGCGGCAATCTCAACCCACGCGGTGAGCAGCCTCAGTCTAATCTACAGATCACTACGATCAGGTCATTCGAGGGTGGCCTGAATGTCACTGACACTGACCTCAACATGTCACCTAAGTTCGCTAAGGTGCTGGACAACTTTGAGCGTGGCACAGATGGCAGTCAGGCATTGCGTCCTGGCACTAAGCTGCTGACTGACAAGATCGCTGACACATCGCTGATCGTCAACCACACCTACTTCGCTGGCTTCATCTGGACAGTACAGGCATCAGGCAACATCTGCACAGTTGATGGTGCAGGCAATGTCATCGTACGACATAGGATGCCTGGTGATGCAGTGCCATGGCCAGCCGGTGTCACGTATGTAGACTTCACCATCTTCAACTCAGACCTGATCATCGTCAATGGCAGAGACAAGCCACTGATCGTAGCTGGCAAAGTCAGTGATCCCAACTACCTCGTTGTGCAGTACCTGATCGACAGGGCATCAGGCTCGAATGTCAATGTGCCCATCGGTCGGTATGTGATCGCACATGGCCAGTACACGGTCATCGCTGGTGTGCCTAATGAGCCTAGCTTCATCTATGTTTCACAGACCAACACCAGTGGCACCTATGTAGGTGATGCAGCACCGAATGATGGCATCAAGCTAGACCTAGGGCCACGTATCTCACTAGGCAGTGCAACCATTACAGGCATGGTGGCGTATCGTGACAAACTCATCGTCACGTTTGAGCGTGGTGTGTTGCCTCTCAACCTCGGAGTATTCACAGGCTCACCCGCTGTCCACACGCCAACTGATGATGGCTTCGTTGAGGAGTTCGGCTGTCTTAGCCACCACTCGCTTATATCTGTGGGAGACGACACATTCTTCAACGATAATGTGGGCGTCAACTCTATCAATCGAGTCAACCAGTTCAACACACTGCGGCCAGTGAGGATCAGCCATCTCATTGATCCACTGATCACAGCCATGATCCAACCACTGAGTGCTGCACAGATACAGCAGTACGTGTTCGCAGTCTATGACCTACGCAACTTTCGCTACATGCTGTTCGTGCCTCGGTATGAGGGCGCGACCATCATGGAGACAGTGTGCTTCAGCTACACGAACATCCCTACGCTGAAGGTGCAGGCATGGGCACGACTCAGAGGGTGGATATGGCAGTCTGTGTGCAGGACAGCGTTGCAGAACATCGTGTTCAGTCGTGGCAACAAGCTGTATGTCTATGACTTCGACAACCCTAACACTGCCGCTGACAGACTGAATGATCCAGTGGTGCAGGGTGGCCTAGGTGAGCCTGTCGCGTTCGACTGGGAACTGCCATGGGCTGACTTCAAGCACAGGATGGACATCAAGTACATCAAGTACATTGCGTTCGACACGCAGGGCAGTGCTCAGTTCACATGCGAGGCGTATGTCGATAACATCCTGACCTATCAGGGCAACAGAGTGCCAATGCTCAGTATGGGCTTCGTAGGTGGTGACGCTGGTGGTTATGGTGCCAGCCTGTATGGTGATGAGCCATACGGTGGTGGACGCAACACACAGGAAGAGCGCACCTATGGCTACAATGCTAAGTTCAAGCTGCTGAAGCTGAGGATCAAAGGCACTACCAAGCGTAGGCTACGAGTCATCAGCATCTCGATTGCATACCTGCGTGGCGGCATCAGGAGATAGTCATGGTCACATACACTCCCATCCTGAAGCTAGCCAAGCCAGTGTTCGATCAGACACC